ATGGCTAGTTCTTTCACCACTAAGTCTTGGAGATTAACTACTTGGTGGTGATGACCTTGATCAATTATAAGATGTATATTGCTCATAGATCTACTGCCCAAGATAGGCGTGAGGTTGAGATTATTGGTAGATGACTCTGGTATGTTTCTTTGCTTGGATGAAAGCATCCATCTTCAGAGTTGAACAATAAGTAATCAGCTTGATTGCTTAGCAGGTCATTGTTCCAATCAGTTGAATGGAAGAAATCAAATGCATGTTTATGTCTCTCTAGTTTAGATAGATTAGTATCATCGTTGAATTCATATCCCATACAGATCCGCGAATCATCGTAGACATTGGGTAATGGTGGTCTATGAAGCTCCTCACCTATTTTACATAACAAATAAGGAACGATCCCATCTGATTCACTTTCAATAAATGAAGATACAAAGAATAACTTCATATATGCTGGTGGTGTCCAGAGCAGATCTTTCTTTATGGCTCCATCACGATTAATGAAAGATGCCTTCATTGCTGGCCAATTATCAGGCTCACCAAAGACTTCGCCTGTGTAAGGCTCATAATAGGTATTGATTCGTACTGACTTGAGTTGAGTAGTATAATAAGTGTAGGTATCAATACCTTGTTTTGATACACTGAAGTAATCTATACCCTCTAGTGGTTGTTTTACTGTAATACCATTGAGGTCGCTCATGCCTCTTAGTGCGTCTTTGGTGAGCCCAATCTTATGAGTGGTCGTGTTTTGCCGATATACGTTATTACCTTCGAAGTAATATACTGACTGTGATCCCGTAATCATTATATTTTATTCCTTTTTATAAACTTCTGAATTGTAGGAACTGACACGTTTTTGTTAGCGTATTCTACAAGGAAGCTCTTGATGTTTGCGTGAGTGTAGCGTTTTTTTCTTAGTACACTGATTATTTTAATGTAAGGGTCTAAGACGCACGTTTGTTTTCGATTAGGTAGCTTTTTGGCTATTTCTAGTATTTTTTCTATGTTCATTTTAAATAAATGAGGGCTAGCGACTTCCCCAAGCCACTAGCCCTCTTACTATTAACGTTGTTAACCTAGGCTTTGCTGTTTGACCTAGTCTCAATTTGAATGGTTAGTCCAGAACCCAACTCCCCCAGAGTCTTTGTCTGATCTAACACTACACCATTAAGGACAGCATCAGAGTTCTCCCCATGCTTTAGGATTGCTCGATAATTAGCGTCCGCTAATAGTGATCCAATTGTTGTACTAGAGTCAGCTTCGCCTGAAATGCTACGGCTGAGTCCATGTTGAAGAGTGAACGTGATCATTTAATTTACCTCCTTTCCAGTTAGAATGTGTTGTGTTAATAAGAAGCAAATCATATTGCTTAGTGGGCGCATCTCTCTGTCCGCTTGCTCTTGAATTAAGGCGTGAGTGCGATCATCTAGTGTTAACATGACCTTCTTTGATTCTGTTTTTTCTTTTTTGTCTGACATGATATTGTTAAGGTTATTTGCTCTGAAGAGAGCGAGGGACGAGAGACGGGTTTTTCTTTTCCATCTTTTTGATTATTTTTTTAATCTTATCTGCGTTTTGAGATTGGACATATTCAGTCCATCTACGTGCCATTCGCTTAGCTTCGGTTTCGGTGTCAAATAATATTGGCCAATCTGGTAGTGGGTCTTTTTTAGATAGTCTAGGTCCTATTGGTGCATGACTAGTCTCCCCTAATACTATCTTCCATAGTCCATTATCAGGAATGGCCACGCATATTGATTGATGTATTTTATTCATTAGTTTTGGAGGATTCATCGGCTACGCCGATTCACCTCCATCCTCTGTTCATTATTTCCATTCCCTCTATGACTCCTTTAGGAGTCATAGATTTCTAATGCTAATAGGGTTATAAACCCTATTGCATTTATCATTAATATTATATACGTCAACACTAACATGGTTACTCCTTTCAGAATGGCACATCATATTCAATTGGATACATTTCAGCTAATTTATATTTAGCTTCCGTAGGTATCTTAAACTCTACCCATTCTCCTTGATGGCCTCCATCTATTCTTTCGGAGTCTTCTTTAATATCTTCTTCACTCATTAGCTCTCCATCATCATACAATCTGAATATATCCCATTCTATTGAGCTTTCTTTTCTTTTTATTATCTGTTCTTTGATTTCAGGATTCAGATCATAAGTCCCTGTTATTGTTTTAGTCTTTTTAAGGTCAATTTCAGCATCTTTCATAGCTTTCCAACTACATATTGCTGATCCCGCTGATAACATTATTACTAATATACATACCGCTGTAATCATTTTACATTCCTTTCTTTATTTTGTTTACTCTATCATACTCTTTGCACCAAGCATCACTTAGAAACATACTTGGCACTTGCTCATATTCTCTCTCACTCATCCCTACAAATCTGTCTTTATAATTCTTAAAGTTTACCTCTCTCTTATATGTCATCTTAGGCTCATCAGTCAGACCTCCAACAAACTCATGTGTCACGCATTTCGGCATCCCATTGACATCCAGCTCAATAACTAGCCCTTCTTTAGCTGTCATCAACTTACCATCTACCCATGCTTCTGTTATCAGCCCATCTTCGTTAAACTTTATATCCTCAACTGATACTATTGCTTCATCCTGACTTATTTCGCCCCTAATTGGACAAAACAACCTCATTTCTGTCATCATACGCTCCCCATCATTGTCATAAGCTAACGCATGTCTTCCATACCCTAGTTCTTTTTCTATTAATCTTTTGTCACTCTTAGACCCAATTTTATCTAAGAATCTTTTAACTTTTTCGTGATCTACTTTCATGTCTTTATTTTCTAATTGAGGGGTTTTCCCTTGGGGGTTTTTCGGCGCTACTGCACCACCCCCAAGGGAAACGTACCCGATCACTTACTCTTTCTCCTCCTTTGAGTTTTCTTTAACTGCCTTGTCAATCTCTCCGATTCCTTCGGTCAGTCCTTTCTTTAGCGTATCCCAGCTACCACCTAGAAATGCATAGCCTACAACTGCCCAAACTATTAAATCTGGGTCTAGTGCCATTTTACTCACTACATACCATGCCGCAACTACGACCATTAATGCATTAACTTTGAGACACTGTTTAACGCAGACTATTACAAAGCCTACGATTTTAATACCATCCTTTAAGAAGTCCATTGTATTAGCTTTCCTTAGCAAGTTGTTCACGTTTCCAGTTCTCAATCCTGTCTATAGCTACTTTTTCAGTTACACCTCTTAAGCTTATGTTAAGGATGGCTTTATTCGGGTCTTTATCCTCAAAGTTTAGGAACCCATTAATGACATACAGCCTATAATTTAGACTACATATGATATCCATTACTGGACTTTTAGGATTACCATTGTCTGGTCTTTCCCATGCCCAGTACTGAGCTTCTTCTGGTCTACTGATCTCTCTATTGAATTCCCAGAACCATGACTCTGTATCAACCAATAGTTCTTTTTCCATATTGTTAACCAATACATCTTCTGGGATCTTTTGCTCTCCAACTAGACGCATTGTTCCTGTTGCTGGATTACTGTAGTCACTTACTACTCCGTCGATGATATCACCAAACTCCCATGTCTGGCCATAGTTATCCACTACATGTCTTTTAGGTAAGTACTTATTTCCTTGTCTTACTTTCTTGTCACCCCAGATACCCTTTAACTTTAAGGGCTTTTTCCTGTTCTGGAGCTTTTCCATTAGTTCTTTGATTTGATCACTCATTTTATTTTATACTATTATGTTTTTTATTTTCCTCCTTCGCCCCCTAGGGCGATGGAGCGTGGAGAGCGCCCTAGGGACACTACTCTTCTTCTTTCATGTGAACTATTTTATTTAGTCTAGCCCACATTTTTTCCAAATCTTCTTTCCAGTCTGTAACTTCTTCTTTGAGGATTTCATTCCTGTAGTTCTGGTATGCTTGTAGATCCAATACCATCTCTAGTATTTCCTCCATTGTTACCCAGCCCCAACAATCTACTTTAGTGCTGTCCACCTTGCGTCCAGTGTCTACATCATACTTATTAGACATTAAATAGACTTCAGCATTAGTGCTCTCACGATGTTCTTCTTTTTCTTCTATATCCAACTTAGTTGCGTTATATCCTAAGTCACTATAACCTAGTATTCGGGTTTTCTTATTATCGCAGTAATGATGACTACGCCAACCTACACTAAGTGTATAATCACCTACTTTATACCAAAGGTGACTCGCTCTAATTGATTCAACTATTATTTTAATTTCACTCATATTTCTATTTGTTCTATTTCTTTCTCGTCCCGCCTCTAGCGCTGGCGAGGTGAGCGTGGAGAATCGCCAAGCATCCAATTATCCTTCATTAATGTATTGGGGCTATCGCTTTTGATTTAAGCCTAATACAAATAATCCCTTTAATAGAGCCATTTCTATTGATTTATTGGATTATTGCCTGACGTGTAACACTCTCCGTTCTTTAATCTAATGTTTTTAGGCCAATAGCCCAATAATCCAATAGACACCGCATTAATCCTAATATTCCCAAGCCTATTGCCCCTTGCTCATCGCCAATAGCCCAATATCCTCAGTGTTTCATGCCAATGGGTACATGTTAGACTGGTCTTTGTCTTTGTGCCTTACATCATAATTCATGCCTCATTGTCCATGCTCCAAGCCCCTATAGTCCCCATGCCACCCTTCAAATTGATTCATTTTACATTTCTTTTTTTCTTTTCTATTCCTATCCCCATCCACCTACTCCAAAAGTTCCACTTTTCGCCTTATATAGTATAATACATATTATAATACCCTTTTAAAAGGGGAGGTACTTGTTCATTATGACCGATTTCTCTTGGGTGCTAATAAGCTTGCTTATTCGTACCCAAGAGGGAAGCGGTCGCTTCTTTCCCCCCCCAAGGTTTTCGCGTTCGGATAAAAAAGAGCCAAGCGCGCTACTGCACGCTTGGCCTTTTTTATGAGATCGAGCTACTTACTGGCTTTGGTTGCCATCGCCTTGAAGGCTTCAGGACTTATGTAACCAGTCGGTACGTCCAACTCGATCTCTTGGCCTGCGATAGTGACCCGACACGGAGTCGCCTTCACCAGTACACGGCCAATTTCCACGAAGTTTTTACGATACACCACAGCATGCGTTGCTGGGGCACGATCCTTCGCCTTGGCGGCCTTGAGCTGCGCAGGAGAGACGAGTTGTGGCTCTAGCGTGACTTGGATGCCAGAGAAGGCGGCTTTGGGTTGGGTTGCGGTAGCTTTCGCCATGACTATATACTTTCTGTTAACGTTAATAATATTTGATGAGTTAGTCATCGCAAAGCGAGGGCGAAGCCCCTTGTGACTGACTCATCAAATATTATACCTTTCAGACCCCCGTAGGGGGGGGAAAGGAGTCGCTTTACATAGTATACCCATCCCGTTCTATGTGGAAAACGATTTTGAAACTTCCTTGACAGTAGTGTATATATATTTTTAACAGAAAACATGGAAGACCTGATCAAGAACTATGGTCTACCCACCGCATTACTAGTAGGTATTTCGGTATGGGCGGGACTCCTAGTAAATTTTTTAAAGAGCCTAATCACCAAAGAGCTGGGCGAGCTTAAGGCTAATCAAGCCAAATTAGCCCAAGAGCTAAGAAATGTGCAAGATGACACTTGTCGGATAGAATTAATGCTCAGATTGCAACATGACTATGCTTCGCATGGGGGTCCCACTCCCGAAATGAGTAGAATAGGCAAAGCAGGAACCGATGCAGACTTAAGCTAATGCCAGAGTTAAACGAAAACACGCAGGTTAAGGCCAATATGGCCTTTGCAATCAAAGTAATCATAGCAGTAGGCACAGCAGTATGGGGGTATAGCGTAATAGAGCATCGCATAAGCGATGTAGAGAACGCAATAGTTCGAATGAATTCTGATGTAGAGCAGAATAGTGAGTTTAGGGTCAAGTGGCCAAGGGGGGAGTTAGGTGCTTTACCTGACGATGCGGAACAAAATTTACGTTTAGGGTATATAGAGGGACAAATAAAGACCCACTCAGAGCATATAGATAGTTTGCGCCATGCCAGCAAAGAATCGAACTAAAGCGCAGAAAAACTTACGAAATGCTCTCACCGAGTCAGTCGGCAGGGCAAAGAACACGATGCTGGGGAGTACGCGTGTCAAGCCGACCGAAATGCGCGAAGCGCTAGCGGTATATTTTGAACAGGCAAACTACGATCCAATTAAGGATTTGATAAATTTGGCGCAAAACGAGGAGATTCCCGCCAAGGAGAGGATAGGAATCCATAAGGAATTCCTTAAGTACATGGCGCCAAGCCTTAAGAGTATAGATATACAACAGCATGTAGACGCCAACATTCAGGTAGTGGTGCGTAAATTCGGAGACATAATAGATATAGATGAAGAATCAGATTGAGTTACCATATGATTTCATACCCAGAGACTACCAAATGCCTCTCTGGAAGTATCTGGAGGGTGGAGGTCGAAAAGCGTGTGTAGTATGGCACAGGCGAGCAGGAAAAGATTTATTCGCAATTAATCGCATCGCTTGCGCGAGCCAAGAGAGAGTTGGCACTTATTGGCATGTCTTACCGACATACAATCAGGGTCGCAAGATTGTTTGGGATGGCTCCACAAAAGACGGACGGAAGTTTCTTGATCACTTCCCCCGAGACTTAATTGCGAGTAAAAACAACACGGATATGCGTATTACCTTCAAGAACGGCAGTGTATATCAAGTTGTAGGAGCAGACGACCCCGATCGTTTGGTTGGGGCTAATCCAGTAGGGGTCGTCTTCTCCGAATATAGTTTGATGGACCCCAAGGTATATACGTTGATCCAACCGATCTTGAGTGAGAATGAAGGATGGTGTTTATTTATATTTACCCCACGTGGAAAAAATCATGGATGGAAACTTATGGAAGTGGCGAAGGACAGCCCTGTTTGGTATGGTGAAGTGCTGGGCGTTGATACTACTGGCGCTGTACCACTTGCAAGAATTGACGAAGACAGGGAGGCAGGCATGCCCGAAGAGATGGTCAAGCAGGAGTATTACTGTAGTTTCGAGGCTCCGATCGTTGGAGCGTACTATGCCAATCAAATGATGTACTTGCAAGAGAAAGGGCAAATTACAAATGTACCATGGGAACCCACAATTGACGTCCACACGGCATGGGACTTGGGCATAAGTGACTCGACCTGCATATGGTTCTATCAACAGGTCAATAAGGAGATCCGCATAATAGATTATTACGAAGCTTCAGGCGAAGGCCTAAGTCATTATGTCAAGATGTTAGGAGGCAAGCCCTATAGCTACGGGGATCATTTCGCACCCCATGATATAGC